ACGGCGAGTAGGACGACGGCAAGGACGATGAACATAACGGCATTGCCTAGATGCTGCATCACCTCGCCTCTTCCTTTGCTTGCAGCTTCCGCGCTCGTGCGCGTTTGCGTTGTGCGTTCCGTCGAGCAGACTTTGATGGTTTGCCGATCGTAACAATCTCTCTAACGCTCATGCCGGGATTGAAATGGCTCTTGTCAGCCCACGGGCGGGCTATTGAGTTAGCGCTGTTGCCGCCATGTGTTGTAATCGGTGATTGCTGCAAAATGCATTGTCATGATCTTGTCTCCTCTCTCTCTCATCAACACACTCAGAATAGCACAACTAGAAACTGTGTCAAGGATATTTTACATAGATAATGATAGTGTGTGTCGGCTATCACAGTAGGATAAGTTATGTCACTGAATCTAAATAAGATGGTTGAATCAATCTCGACCAATGGTATAATGGGATAGTGGATACAGTACAAAGTGCGCTAGCTCTAGTCATTTCTGTGGGCATTGGATGGATGATGCTCATTTTCCGCGATTACTGGAACCACTTCAAACACTAGTCCAAGCGTAGACAGGGAGATAAATATGGGCGCTGGCAGACCATCCTCATACTCGAAAATCATGGCAGATGCGATTTGTGAGCAGATAGCTCTAGGTAGGTCTGTGAGCCAAATCAGCAATGATCCCGATTTCCCATCCGAAACTACTATCTATAATTGGCTCAACGCTTTCCCCGAATTTGTTGAGCAATACGCGCGTGCGAGGGAACTCCAGGCGGAGCACTATGCCTCTGAAATCATTGCGCTTGCGGATACTCCCGTCGAGGCTCGTAAAATCACCATTAAGGCTGATGGCGGGGAAGAGGTCACTGTCGGCGATTCCGTTGAGCGCAGCAAACTGCAAATTGAGTCCCGTAAGTGGATTGCTATGAAGCTATTGCCTAAGAAATACGGAGAAAAGCTCGCGGTATCTGGAGATGATGGAGGACCTGTGAAATTCATTGTTGAGTACGTAGGAGGTCAGAATGCCAGCAACAAGTAAGGCGCAACGCAAGCTAATGGCCATTGCAGAGCACAATCCCGGTGAAGTCTACGCCAAGAATCGCGGCGTATTGGATATGGATAAGAGCCAATTGAGTGATTTTGCCTCGACCAAAGAGAAGAATCTACCTAAACGTGTGAAGAAGTCCGTATTCGCACTCAAGAAGAAATAGCGTAAGTCCTTTAGAACGCAATAATCGTGTTACGGCACTTGTTCACTTGTGAGTCAAACGATCACTTTTACCGGGTTGGAACAGGCAATCGTAACACGATTATCTGAATAAGCAGGAGAGAATGACACGATTGGTTTGCTGGTTGTTGGGGCATAGTTGGGGCAAGAGGATCAGGGTTCACGGAGCAGGGGCGATGTATCACAGGCAAGACTGCAAGGTGTGCGGGGTGTCTAAGCTTGGATAAGAACATCCATATTGGATTACAGCCCAAACAGGCTGAGATGTTGAGGCTGGTGCGTGATGATCCTGCGCCGGTCATTGGCATTGGTGGAGGTCGTGGCGCTGCCAAGAGCGCAGGGGCTGACAGAGTAGCAGCGTTACTCCTCGCGGAACGCCCTGGAACTATCGCCTGTATGATGATGCGCAACTACGATCAGGTGTACAAGTACCACATGCAAGCGATTGCCACTGACTTCCCATTCCTTGAGAAGTCCATGAAGAAGACAATGCCCGCGAATGTCTACATTGGCAAGAGCCGCTTAGATTTCAGCTATGCAGAGAACATCGATGACATTGAAAGACGCTTCAGGTCGGCCAACTACAAATACATCTTCATCGATCAGGCAGAGCAGTTCTCAGAGCGTGAACTCCGCGAGGTTCGTAAGGCAAACCGCGTGAAGGGCGGCGAGAGAGCAAAGCTGGTGCTGCTGTTCAACATGCGCGGCGCTGGCATTGCTGGACTCAGGAAGTGGTTCTACCTGCATGAAGTCAACAAAGACGAAGATGCTGGCGACTATGTGTTTCTGAAGATGAACCCTTGGGATAACATCGAGTGGGTCAGAGCTTCGCTGAAGGAAGACGGCTACAACGAGGAAGACTACTACCGATGGACCGATGAGCAGCGCAAGAGCTACGCCGCCAAGCGCGGACCTTATACACACTCTCTGGCGTCTGATGATGCTGTGATCCGCAAGGCGGACTGGGAAGGCGACTGGGACTCTCTTGAGGGCACGTACTTCAGCAACTCGTTCGATCTGGAATCAGTCCGCGTAGGTCCTGGTACGATTGCCAAGCTGTGGAAGCCGTGGGGCAGCTATTGGCTAGGTGCTGACTGGGGCAAGACGCACAACACGGCAGTGTACTGGGCAACACGCATCAACCTCAGCCCGTCAGAGGCCAAGGCAGCGTTGGGGTGGGACGTTCCTGAAGGCATCAAGGTAACGACGATCTACCGCGAGATGATTGTCAATGAAATGGACGCGGCGCAGGTAGGTCATTCGATCATCGACTGCACGCCGCCGGATGAGAGAAGCAAGTACCGATCGTTCTTCCTGAGTCCCGAGGAATGCACCGACGACCCGAACTGCGTAGGGTATCAGATGGGTGCTGTGCTGCACGCCGATGGGATGCCAGGGCCGGTCAAGGCAGACAATGAGCGCATTGGCGGATGGATGCTCATCGACAAGATGATGCGGGCGACAAAGGGCAAAGGATGGGGAATCGATAAGGAAGGCAAGCGATTCCAGTATACCGATGCCTTGTTGATCTCTGCTGAGTGCCAAGAGCTACTCGCGGCCATTCCGATTCTGATGCGTGATCCAAAGAATCTGGATGATGTGCTCAAGACGGACAAGGGACAAGCGAAGATTGAGCAGGACGTAGCAGACGCTTGTTTCGTGGCCGGAACACCAGTTTTGACAAAGCGTGGATATGCTCCAATCGAACGGGTAGATGACTCTGATGAGGTAATGACACGTGAAGGATGGCACCGTGTAACTCACTCATGGATGACGAGAGAATACGCCCCAGTGGTTCGCGCTATATTCAGCAATGGGCGCACAGTAATATGCACCCCGAATCACAGATTTTTGACAGACAGAGGGTTTGTAAGCCTTGATTCTATCCGTTATTCTGATAAAATTACCATATGGACAGAGTCGAGTTTAACGGAAGAATCTACAAAATCAGGAAAGACGGATATTACTCCGATGGGTCTGAGTTCTTACACCGGGCAGTATGGAGATACTACAAGGGAGAAATACCTAGCGGAAATATCGTCCATCACGTCAACCATTCTCCCAAGAGCACAACGGACGTTTCTAAGCTCGCGTGTATCACGCCGAAAGAGCACGTGCAGATTCATGAACCTGATAGGCCAGACCAGACTGAGCATCTTGCGGAGATTCGCCCTATGGCTGCTGAATGGCACTGGTCAAAAGAAGGAAGAGAGTGGCACTCTCAGCACGCGCGGAGCATCGTATTCGCAAGGGAGGAAAGAACGTGCGCACAGTGCGGAAAGACTTTTTTGGGGACAACCAAAGGAAAGTTCTGCTCTAACAACTGCAAATCATCTTGGCGGAGGTCAAGAAAGATCGACTACGTCCAAAGGACGTGTAAGGTATGCGGCAAAGAGTTCAGATGCATCAAATACAGCAAGACATTGCATTGCAGCAGAGAGTGCAGTTCGGTTAGTAGGATTGCAGGAGGCGGGATACGCGGATGTGTACGACATTGAGGTAGACGGGAAACACGAGTTCTATGCAAACGGATTTCTCGTCCATAATTGCCGTTATACCCTGAAGTCGATGCTTGCACCAAAGCACAAAACATCCGAAGATAAGTACAACATCAACATGCAAGCGGCAACGCCTGAAGAGCGCTTGGTACTTGCATTCAAGCATCAATTCAGTAAGCAGAAGGTGGCGAGAAGGATCATGCCGCCGTCATGGAAAAATAACATCGGATAGGAGACTGGAATGGTTCTGTTCCCATATCGAGCGCATCTGGAGCATGAAATCGAGTATCTACAGACACAACTTGCCCAGTCAAAGCGCAGGGTGGACGAGCTTCAGGAAGCGATTGTCAACATTGCCAAGCCCGCGCAGAAAGTGTACTTCGAGCGTAAGTCGGATGGTAAACTGGTGAAGGTACAGCCTAAAGGTTGGGAAGAAGTCAAGCGCTATCGGCGAGAGAACCCCGAGGAAGCGCTAGAACCAGAAGCAAAAGGTCCGTATGATTTAGCGGAGAAGGAGAAAGATGCCAAAAGCAAGTGACGGAACGATGTTTGGAAATCAGATGGGTGTGAACCAGCATAATGCCCGTCTCGGTGCAAAGCCGCCTGTAACGCCTTCTGCTGCCCAGGACGGTGATAAGGGCGGGAACATCCAAGATGATCCCAAGGCGATGCAGTTGGTCGATCAGTTGCAGCAGATGGGGTATACACCTGAAGATGTTGAGAGTGCAATGGGGCAAGGTCCCGAGAGCGCAGGTCTTGAGCAGAATGGCAGCATGGCTCCTGCTGGCCAAAGTCTTGGTATGGGACCGCAGTAATGGACTTTGAGAAGATGAAGCCGTCCAACGACGAATACAGAAGCGGATGGGATCGGGCATTCAATACATATAAGAATGGATGCCCGATCCTTGATGGAGAGACCGATGGAACTTTGGCCAGGAGAAGCGGACCCAACTCCAGTGTCGTCAGTAGAAAATCGTCTGCACGATCTGGAGCACGACAACAACTTAATGCGAGAATTGATTGCAAACATTCAGAGTGAGCAGTCTCTTTCGCGGTATAACCTTGAGAAAGAATGGAACGATACTTCCAAGAAAATCAGCAAGTTGGTGCAGACCGTCAACGATTTTGTATCTCGTTTTAGCAGGGTGAACTGATGCCAACAGACATTGTCCAGATGCCGTCCTCGGCGAATGATCTTGGTCAAGAAGAGCAAGAAGAGCTTTCGGTTGCAGAAGAATATGAGCCGGGAGAACTCGCTCCGTCTATCTACACCACAGAGATGGTGTGGAAACCGGACGATATCAAGAAGGAAGACCCAACAATTATTGGGCTGCTGACGACACTGGTCAACACCGTGAGCACGACGGATGAAGCTGCACGCCGTTTCAGCGTGTTGCAGTGTTGGCAAGAGCGCCACTTCGATCGAGGGTATCAATACCTTGAAGGTAGTCAGAATGGTGGATGGAATGTCATGGGGGCCGGTAACGGACTCACGACTGCTCGGCACAATTCCCTTAGCGACATGGACGATGCCAATCTTTACCCTACAAATATATACTCTGCTCAGGGAGACATTATCACTTCCTGTTTGAACCGTGGCGCGGTTACGGTGAACTTCTCGCCTAATAGGCAGAAAGAGCCAGCAGATGTGATGGCTGCTGATGAAGCCAATAAATACAAGTGCATGTGGTATGAAGAGAACTGTGCAGGAGAGTTCCAGCGTTATCTATCTGATTTGGCGTGGACTGATCCTCGTGCCGTAGTGTGGACTCGGACTGTTGCAGACAAGAGCCGGTTTGGACTTGCGGATGACGGGTCTGTGCGCCGCGCTGAAATGTCGAGCGCTTTTGGAGTGCTTGAGACAAAGCTCCCAATGATGGCTGATTGCCTAAAGGACATGGGCTACGCTCAGTTGTTCGAGGAAATGGATTACTCGATTGCGCGTGCCATGTATCCCTGGATGGGAAAGAAGATCAAGCCGAGTTGGGGAACATTTGGGGAGCTTGAATTCGAGCGCATTGCCAGAATCAACACAAGGATCGGCATTGTAGGCAAGTACATCACTGGCACTAGCGGTATCCGAGAATGCACGATGGGATACAACTGGTTCCGCCCTGGCATTTTCTACGATGATGCTGTTACTCCAGCGCAGCGCGAGTGGTTGTTAAAGAACTTTCCTGACGGCATGTTCCTGATTATGGCCGGTCCTGAAGTCGTGGCCTGTTGGAATGAGTCGATGGACGACCACTTGACCATGGGAATGTTCTGCCGTGGTTTCGGGCAGAATCGCCGTGCACTCGGGTCCAATGATTTGCCCATCCAGAAAAGAATCAACATTTGGGCGGATTTGTGGGATAAGTTCGTGCGACAGGCTATTCCCGCGACGTTGTTGGATAGCGATTGCTTCAACATGGAAGCGATCAATGAATTAAATGCCGATCCTGGAAGAAAAATTGGGGTAAAGCCAGGTGAAGGACAGACCATGCAAGACATTGTAGGCCAGACTCCTTCTCCTACGCCTATCCCCGGTATGGACTCCATGTTCTTACAGTATGTAGGCCCTCTGATCCAGGCAATCGATGGCGGTACACCTGCACTATTTGGCCAAGGAGAAGGATCGGACAACACCGTAGGAGCTACGCAGATTCGCCTTGGTCAGGCACTTGAGCGTAACCAGAGACCATGGCAGGTAATCAACAGTATCTTTGAGGGAGTGTTGCTTCAGGCGGTTGGGTGCTTTGCAAATAATGGCCAGGATACAGAATACTCGTCGGATGATGGCGATTTTGTGCTGAGTCCGAAGAACCTTGGCGGAAACGTAAAGTGCAAGGCAGAGACCTCGAACTCCATCCCCGAAAGCGGTTCTGCCCGCGAAGCTAAGGTCTTACAGATTCTCGACATGGCTCAACTCAACCCCACAATTGCTGGAGAAGTTGGCAAACCGTCGAATGCAAAAGCAATCGTCGATGCTCTCCACATGGATGGTGTGATTACGATTGATGAGGCAAACTGGGAAGACGCGGCGCTTGAAGATATCGACAGGCTTCTCGACAGCGAACCTATCATCAATCCAGAGTGGGTCGAGATGAAGTCGCACTATGAGAAGATGAATGCCATGCACGAAGAAGCCAAGCAGGTAGCTTCTGCTGCTGCGCAGACAGGGAAAATTGGGCAGGAGCAAATACAGGCTGGTCAAGAAATGCAGGATCAGGTAAATGACCTGAAGGACCAGTTCGACAAGATGGACAAATATTTCCCGAGCGTCGAAGTTGCTCAGGATGATTCTCAAGATCATGACACTATCGCGGCAACTGTGCTCTCTTGGATGGGCGAACCGCACGGACGTTCTCTGCGCCGCAAGTCTGGACAGGAGCAAGAAGGCGGAGAAAACTGGAAGAAGTGGACGAACGTCTATCTGTACTGGCAGCAGAACAAAAAGGTAGCTGCGCAGTTCAAGCAAGCACAGGCAGCGCCTCCGAAGGTTTCGCTCACGGGCAAACTGTCTCCCGAGCAACAAGCGCAGCTTCTCCAGTTGGCGGCAGGGATTAGCACCCCACCCGATAGCATGAATCAGCCCAATGAGACGGAGGTCGAGTCGATTCAACGTACGCCGATGGCAGAAATCAAGACGCGTACCCGGAGGCGGCTGTAATGGATAAGCTCGTCTGTTATGTGATCCGGCATGGTGAAACTTCCGCCAATACCGTTCCTGTTTTCCGTAGTTGGAATGATGGGACTCTGGACGCCAATGGGTTCAAGCAGGTAGGCGAGACGGCGGATTTCATGAAAGACAAACCGATCAAGCAGGTGGTTTGCTCTCCGCTCTTACGAGCATTTCAGACGGCGCATGTTGTGGCAAAGCCCCATGGATTGATCCCTTCACAGACGAGAGGGCTTTTCCCCTGGAACATGGGAATCTTCTGCGGAATGCCGAGGGACGAGAACTATGAAGCCCTCAAGCTGTTCATCAATAACCCAGAGGTGAAGATTCCAGACGGAGAAAGCCTTTGCTCCTTTGACGATCGGCAGTTTGCCTTCTGGAAGGCCGCGTTTGAAATGTCCAAGCGTAGACTCACTGCTTTTGTGACACATTCAAGCGTGATGACAAGTTTGGTGAAATTCACAGAGGATATTGACGTTGACCCGTACAAAACAGAGATAGTCAAGCCGGGTGGCGTTCTGGCGGTTTACTTTGACGGTACGAATCATCGGGTCAAACCGGTATTCGGAATGACAAGACCTGCCATATTGGGCAAGGCATAGGAGACCTCATGGACGGCGAAGAAACGCTTGACCTCGGAACCCAGGAAGAACCTGTCGAAGGCGGACAGGAACAAGTCGAAGAACTCGTTGAACCGACTGGTGATGAAGGGCAGGAACCCACAGAAGGAACTGAGAGCGAACAGGTAGGTACTGGCCCGAAGAACATCCGCGCCGCGCTGAAGGCGGCTTCTGAGGCTTCTCCCGAACAGGCTGGCACGCTCAAGGAACTCGGCAACTCGTACTACCGCGAACAGGCTTATAAGGCTCAGTTCCCCACCGTGGAAGAGGCACAGACGGCCAAGAACCTGATTGAGGCCATTGGCGGCGTAGACGGTGCGTCAACTCTTCAGGCACGGGTGCAGGAATACGATACCCAGGAAACTGGCCTAGAGGCTGGTGACCCGTCGGTTCTTGACTCGTTCTTCAAGGACTACCCACAACAGGCAGTCCAGTTGGCCTCGGCATATCTGGAGCGTGTTGCGGCGCAGAATCCGCAAGAGTTCCAAAAGGCCATTGGCCCATATGCTATCCAGATGATCGAGCAGTCGAATATCCCGTCTTATATCGACATGGCTCTTCGCGAAACTGACCCTGCCCGCAAGGATGAGACTCTCAAGCAGATTTCGCAGTATCTTCAGGGGCAGATCACCACATCGAAACAGGCGCTCCAGAGCAACACTTCGGCGCAGACGACAAAGCCGTTTGAAAAGGAACGCGAGACTCTGAACAAGGAGCGCGAAGAGACTTTCAACGATGGCGTTCGTATGCACATCGACCATCTCTCTCTTCCAGTAATCAATGGGGAAGTTGACAAGTACACCAAGCAGTATGGCCTGAATGATGACCAGAAAAAGCTGTTCTGGTCGAATCTGTTCAATAAAGTCAAAGGACAGATGGACGAAGACTCCACGCACAAGAAGCAGGTGGACATTCGCGTAAAGGCAAAGGGCCGTACATCGCAGTCGGTGGCAAAATACATCTCTGACGAGTTCAATCGGCGCGTCAAGGTCGAGGCATTCGGCACGCTGAAGGAGTGTGAAAAGGTATTTGGCCCGCTGAAGGGTGGGCGCAAGATGACAACTGGTTTGCCGAAGGCTGGCGGACCGAAGACTTCTCCTAGCGGTGGCCCATTACGCGTCAGTGCACGTCCGGCAGATGCCGATATCGACTGGAGCAAGCCGGATGCAGATATGAACCTGATTAAAGGCCGTGCATATTTGAAGTCTGGAAAATTTGTTGCATGGCGTGGTTAGTAGACATGTAAATAATGTGTTAGCATGGGGATTGTTGGTGTTCAAGCACCATAGTTTTCACTCAGGAGGAAGCCTGAATGCAATCCCCATCTAACCCATCATACAACGGATATGTATATTTAATCGGTTCTAGGCGCTTCGGCTGGTACAAAATTGGTAAGGCCAATGACCCAAGTATTCGGGTAAAGCATCTTGGAATTTTGCTCCCATTCAAAATACAAATTTACGGATTATGGATGACTCCAAATCCTCTCTTCCTTGAGCATGAACTACATGAAAAATACTGGAAGAAGAAGATCAATGGAGAATGGTTTTCCTTTACTTGGGAGGAAATCGCCGACGTTATCACGTCGCCAACCAAGAGAAGTTCAGTATTCATTCCAAAGGCAGACCAGAATTTCAGCAACATCGAATCCGAAATCATTGTTGATGGGTTCAAGGGAGAGAGGCGGAAGCTCAGCAAAGAATTTATGGTAAAAGTCATGAAATATATCGAAGATAATGATCTGGAGCCCACCCGCGAGAACAAGAAAATTGGTAGGTCCTATGTTGCCAAGACTATTCGAGAAGGAATTTGCAAAATACCAGAGAAGATATATAATCCTTATAGATGAACTTCACCCCTGCCTATGGCCAGCTAATACCATAGCGTTATCGGCGTTCGACATTCGTCGTGATAGAAAACTAGAAGTTCTCCGCAAGCGTGTAAACGAGACCAAATATTTAATGCTGGCTTAGGCCAGGGGAGAACTTATCATGGCAATCGGCACAGAAGCTGCTGTCGAATCCGTAGAAATTGAAGCCTTCGCGACTGAAATTCCCTCGTTGATTCCCCATAGCAAGACGTTTTATGCTCTTGCAAAAGATCGATTCACAACTATTCCAACTTCTGTGAGCACCCTAGGTGGTGGCACACAGCGTCCGTCTTTCCGCGTTCCGTTCCGCGTCCAGGGCGGTTCTGCTATTGCGCAGGGTACTGGCAATGGCGATTCTCTGGGCCGTGGCAATATGTCTATTTGGCGCGACTTTGTAGTTTCGCCTGTATGGCATTATGCGGTCAATGAGCAAAGCCATTTGTCCCAGCTTGCCGTAAATGGCAAGAAACGCGGTTTGGTCAGTCTGAAGGCAGAAGAGTTGAAGAACTCTCTGGACTCTGCCATGGCTGGCCTCGAAGGCATCATGTATGGTGACTCTTCGGGCGCTATCACGCAGATTCCGACTACCGGGACTGTCTCGTCTAGTTCGGGCACTGGCAACTACACCAGTTACATTACCGGCGTTCGCGCCATGGCTTTTACGGACAACCAGATTGTTCAGATTTTTCCGTCTGAAGGCGGAACCGTTCGCGGTACTGCTACGGTTTCGGTCAATGACCCGGCATCCGAAACTTTGTTCTTCTCTACCGCGCTTCCCGCCTCAACCGCTGTTGGCGATTACATCATGATCGCGGGTGCTTCTGGCGCAGTCGGACAGGGCGTCTATGGAACTACCGCGTGGGTGAACAACGCTACGACCGGAACTCTCGCTGGCATAAATCGTCAGGAATTTCCGAACCGTATTACGTCGCCTTCTATCAATTTGAATGGCGGCTCCGTGACGGCATCTCTTTCGTCTCGTATTGAGGCGTTGCTTGATCGTGCGATGGGTATTGATAACCAGACAAAGGATTCTGGTATTTACATCATTCCAGAAGATCAGGCGGTAGCGATTGCCCAGACCAATTACTACAACAAGCAGATGATTTTCCAGCAGTCCAATAGCTCTGGCAACACCGGAACTGTCCCCGATGTTTCCAAGAAGTATTTCCAGACCACTTTTGGCGGTCGTGACGCTACCGTAAGCACTGTCCAGCCTAAAGGACGTTTGGACCTTATCCTGACGAAGGAATGGAACATCTGCGAGTTGGTCCCGTTGCAGTTGTTCGATTTTGCCGGTGGCAATACCGTAATGCCGGTCCCTGACCCTTCAGGTAACGGATGGCTAACGAGTTCGCAGTTCGTGTATGAGACCAGCTTCAATATGGTCTGCACGGCTCCGAAACACCAGCTTTTCACCTATAACGCGGCTCAGGCTACTATCTAACCACAACGGGGACTGTGCAAACCAGCATGGTCCCCTCCTACATGGAGACTAATATGACTAAGCAGCACGAACCGTTTGAGATTGTTGACAAACGCAAGGCAGGTGAAAATGGAGTGTCGCTTGTCACTCCAAAATCACCGATCATTCTTTCCGCAGAGAGAGTTTATGAAGACCCTCGCCCGCGATTCGACTATGTTCTAGTTGCCCGCAAGGAAGCAGAGACGACTTGGAACGGGACGAAGTTCTTCATCCCCGAAACTGTGGTAAAGAAGCCGAACCAGGGAGTCGTCATCGCTGTGTCCGACTTCTATATCGTCGATGGCAAGACATTCCCCACGGCAGACATTGTTCGCCCTGGCGACGTAGTGACTTTTGGGAACTTCCAAGCCGAGGACGTTGCCCGCGATGGCAAGGAATTCTCCCTGGTCTCTGTCTTTGACTTGAAGCTCATCGAAAAGGTCCACTTCGAGGGAGAGAACAGTGCAGCTAGCGCATAGTTGCTCCCCAGAACGGCTACGGTGCCCAGACCACTTCCAGCGGCGCATTACGCAGGTTGGTGGCCTGAACAGATACCGTAAGCCGAACTTCAAGCTCGTTTGGGCGCAGACAGAGACAACTTGGCGTGGGGGAAAGAATAGCGATGACGACGGAGCCTTCGTGGGCTACTGGGAAGTCTATAAGGGCGATGGGCTTCCGCACTGGATGCTGATGCAGTGGATTGATGCAGGGAAAAGCCTTGATATGCCGCATCTCCCATCCCAGTCGGACGTTTCATACTATGAAGAAAACCGCGATCCCGGAACTGGGTTACAAATCCTTGGCGAATATCCGTACCATGGTCATTATGAAATTGCATTGAACCTCTTGGCCAAAACATTTGTGCAGGGTCAAATGTCTATTGACGCATTCCCACTTTCGACAGAAATTGTTGAAATGATGGTTCCTATCATCAAGGCTTCTATGGCCGTATCTGTACAGGCCAAAATGAAGTTTATGAAGGATGAGGAAGAAAGAGAAGACGATGAACGCGCTAAGGAATTTGACGACTTATGGCGCGATATTCATCGGAAATCAACGCTTGCCTCCACCGCGTGGCTTGAGGATAAGCAAAGATCAATCGAAAAGAGCTTTAACGCCGCTTTAGTAATGAAGTTGCAGCGCGACAAGTTCTTCCAATCGCAAGGGAGACTACAAAATGCCTGAAACCTATCTGTCGCCTAAAAGCCTTTCTGAAAACGAAAAGGTGTTCCCTTCTGTAATCAGTAATATCTCGCCAACTTTCGGCGCGAAGGCCATTCCTATCTACATCTACAACGTTTCCGGGCTTGAATTCCATGAGTTCCGCGCCCCCAACCATCCCCATCTGACGATTGTTAAATGCCCCGACAAAAAAGAGTACGCACTTGCGGGACAAATTGAGCATCCCTTTCCCCAAACTGATTATGACCAAAACGGGGCACGAAAGATTGATTATGTCGATGGTCATCGTGAAGCCACGGTTATGCTGTCACCCCAGAACCCTGGTGTTGACCAAAATTGGACGACAAACGATACGCTGAACCAAGGCGCAAATCTCAATGACTATGGCGTATTTTGGAGTGAGCATAACCCGCCTCTCAAGCAGGAGTTAGAAGCGGCGAAGTTCCGCATGGGAGAAACGTACCGCAAAGAGCTTGATCGGATGGCGCGAATCGAAGCTAAGAACCCAGAGAATGCTCTCGATGCTGCCACGGATATCAGCCGCGCCGCTGCCAAGTATTTTGGACAGTCCACCTCCTACTATCGGTCGAATCTTGTCCCGAAGGAGGGTGGAAAGAAGCGCTGCTTGGCTTGCGGTGAATTTATTCAGCATGAGGCGATCATCTGCCGTTACTGCCATGCGCCGCAGGAAGAGAAGAAGTTTGAACGCTGGATCAATCAGCAAACCGGTGGCCGCAAGGCTGCTGAAGAGCAAGTTTAATCTTCTAGGGGCCGAGCGCGTCATTCAACGGTGAGATAACCAACGGTCTCCGGCCATTCTCAGATGTTGCGGAGTCCCTAGATGCTTCAAGGAGTGAGATATGGCGATTACTGGGCTGACAAACTATCCTTCTCTGGAAACAATCGCCAACCTCGTTCGTACAATAGTGAATGACGATCAGGCTGGAGCCACAGGAACTGCCGGTGAGGGGCAAATTCTTACTGACTCCAGCGTGACGTTGCAGAACCTGATGAATTCGGCAATCCGAGACACCTACCGCGATACCAGAATCATGGGCCAGCCGACACTCATCAAGGACAACTATCTTGTTCTGAACATGCCCCCGATTAACTCTACCCTCGGCGTGGGTGTTGTGAACCCTGCTATCCAGGTCGCACTTACCTTCGACGGATATTTCGATGGTCTTGAGACGCAGACTTCATGGACGAATTCTGGGAATGTGTCTCTCCCATCGGACATGATCCTTCCTCTTGAGATGTGGGAGAGAGAAGCCAGCAGCCCAAATCCTTTTGAACAGATGCACCAAGCAAGTGGGGCATTGTGCCCTCGTATGCAGACCTCATGCCTCGGCGAGTGGGAATGGCGCACAGACTCTATCTGGATGAATGGCGCTACACTGACAAAGGACATTCGCCTTCGCTATATTGCCACTTATGCTGATTTAGCCAGTTCGAGCATTGATTGGTCAACGACCTATGTCCCCGTCATGGATAGTCAAGAGGCAATTGCGGACAAGATTTCCGTAAGGTATGCTGCGCGTCTTGGCGGCGATGCCCTTGCGGACGCAAAGCTATCGGCGGCTCAAAGTCTGCTAAAATTGAAGCAACAAGTGACGCGAGACCGTCAAAAGATTGACTACCGCACGCGGCCATATGGAAACGGCGCTGGTAGTGCTGGTGATCCATCAGCGATGCTATACTGATTTATGTATTAAGTGCTATAATGCACTTATGAAAAGATTTGGGACTGTGTATCTGATAACGAATCGGGTAAACGGAATGAGCTATGTTGGAAGCACAAGCATGACTCTAGGCCGAAGATGGGCTTGCCACAAGGAAGCGGCAAGAAACGGTAGGCATTCTCCCATCGCGCAAGCTATCCGTGATTTTGGGAAAGACGCTTTTTTAGTAGTCGCAATAAGATTTGGAGATTCGCGCGACGAGCTTGACGAAATGGAATCAAAAGAAATAATCTCCCACAGAAGTATGTATCCAAATGGATATAATCTCCAAACAGGGGGACTATCAGGGTACAAGCAGAACAAAATAACCGTGGAAGAGATATCACAAAAAAATCGTGGCAGAAAGGTCTCTAAGGAAACTTGCGAAAAGCTTAGAATAGCTCTAAAGGGAAACAACAAAGGAAGAATTCCCACCCAGGCGCAAAGGGATGCTGTCGGGAACGCTCACAGGGGAAAGCCCAAATCCCCTGAACAAAGAGCTAAAATGTCATTAGCAGCTAAAAATGCTTCCCCGGAGATCAGGGCAAGGCGAGTGGCGGCTATCCGAGAAGCCATAGCCAAAAAGAAGTTAATCGGCGTCTACGCGTAGACGCAGGAGAGTGAAATGGCAAATGTTCTTGTAGAAACTGTCTACAATGCGCCCTATGGTCTCGATATGACGCAGACTCGTAGCTATGTCCATGGACTTCTGGATTTTAGCTCTGGTAGTTATGTCGCTGGCGGGTTGATCCCCAATCTATCTACGGCGGGAGTCCTTTCTCAGTTACAGGACGTTTCTGGGCAGAATGTTATCCTCGCAAACTATACTCAGCCTACGATTTTAAAAATCACAGGTATTACGGTTTCCGGCACTACCGTTACTCTGTTGACGGCAAACCCGCCTACGGCTGGTCAGTACGTGACCCTCTCTGGCTTCAAGAACGCCCTGAGTGCCCCTCTGAACGGCATTACTGCTTTGGTAGCTACTGTGACGGCTAGCACATCGTTCACTGTTACTCTCACAACCACAGCGACGACTGTTACGGATGCTGGACAGGCTGCGATCTATATCGGCCCTGATACCATGTGGATTCAGAGCGTTTCCGGCTCTGGATATACCTACGGCTACAATAAGGCTAATGGAACCATCCAGATTTTCACTGTGGATGCTGCCGTAGTCGCTACTCAGTATCCTTTGATTGAGCTTACGGCTGGTGCTCTTCCTGCCGCTGTGGTTTCTGACGTAATTGAGTTTGAAGCAGAATACGCCCGCGACTAAGGAGCAGGAATGGGTCACAATCAAACAGGAAGAAGCTCCGTACAACTCGAATCCTTCAATGGGCTTGTGACCCTTGCGCAGCCTGAGTGCGTTCCTGAAGGCGCTTCCCCGCGAAATCAAAATGTTGATTACAACGTGGGAGGCGTCTACACTCGCCCCGGCCTAAAGAACCTCTATTCTTATTCTGGCGGGAGTTCTGGACCGAACAGTGGAAGCACCGCTGTAGATCAAGCCGATGGAACTACTGCATGGAATAGTCCGACAAACATTCTTCTCGATGATTCGTCCTATACATCAATTGACGTTTCTGGAACGTATTCCCAGGACTGGACAATCTCCAGAATCTCAGTCGTAAGCCATGCGCCGTCGATTGGGCATTACACTATCACGCTTACTTTTACCAGCACAGTAACCGACCCAGGCAATTCTTCGTCAACTGTCACGCTGTCTGGAATGACTTTAGACACTGCATTCAACGGTGTATCCCTCAGCTATTCCGATGTTGTTTTCTCTGAAAACACGATTGCGTTTGATCTTTTGTTATCGAATCCTCCGACCGGGTTTAACTCCAGCGGAACATACACGAGTTCCGGTACAGAAACTGGAACAGCCGCGATTAGTGGGTATGAAAATGTAAGTGATAGCCTGTTCGTGGAAGGATTCGGGTTCAGTATCCCATCTTCCTCGTCAATCACTGGCGTTACGGTCACTCTTAAAGGGTATTCGGCGAGTGCCTCTATCGATGCTAAGTTAATCATTGGCGGAAGTGTCGCCGGGACATTGAAGCAAATATCGCTTCCCACGTCGGAAGGCTCTATTACGCTAGGTAGCACCACCGATCTGTGGGGGACTGCTATATCTGCTGACGAAGTAAATAGCACTGAATTCGGTGTGTGTTTTACTGCGCCGGATGAATCTACATCAGAAATCTATCTTGAATATGTTTCGATTACTATAAGCAGATCGACTTCGTCTGCAAATTTCAACCTAATTTCTACCTATGAAGATAGCTTCGGGAATATCAAGAATGTCGCTCTCGATGCAAACGGAGATTTTTGGGTAGAGGATGTAACAAGCAATCCAGGAATTCTTACGTCGCTCACCGACATTATAGACGTTCCAGTAAATAGTTACGCTACTGCTGCAAACGCGAATTCTCGCTTGTATATGGCAATTTCCAGCGGGGATTACCTGCACACGGCAATTAGCAGCGTTGTGTGCACACTGGTTGTCATCTCCGGCGAAACGTGGCTGCAAACCGTCATCACCCTTTTGACTTCGGCAACTGGATACTCTGCCGGAGATACAATTTCTATCTCTGGTGCTACCAATAATACTTGGATGAATACCTCGTTCACTTTGACTGCTGTTGGCACAGACACGCTCACCTTCAAGTATGGAATTCTTAGTGACGGATATACCAGTGGGACCGAGACCGGATATGTGTCATCCTTGATGACCAATGGAGGGTCTGGCAATTATCCACCGATGCAGTATACCGACAAGCCAGAATGGGCTGACAGGGTCTCCCAGTGCGGTCCCGGTGCTCCTCCTTCATTTACAGGAACGCTCACTACGACAGGATCGGCAACTGTTACGGCATTCACCTACTCCAGCGGAATTCTCACCCTTACAGCGGCCAATACCTTTACCGCTGGAGAGGTAGTAGCGTTTACCGCCACATCGTCTGATGCACTTTATGCGCTGAATGGACTCAGCTTCAATGTCCTTGGAACGGGGCTTAGCACAACTGCATTTGAAATCTCTTCTACGCTTGTTACAACTGCTAGCGGTACATCTACGGCAACCGTTACTGGTCAATATACCTATGCAATCAGCAGCATTACGCAGAACGTGTCACAACCTACTTCGCAGACTGGATTTGACGGCATCCTGTGGAGCGCCGGAGTAGGCTCTACCAGTAGCGGAAACGTCATTACGATCTACTACAGCAGAACTGTTGAGGACACGGTTCTCGATAAGGCTTTTAGCGGCGGTCTGTATTCTGTATATGTCTATGTTACTGGCACCGCAATTGGTGTAGCGAATGGGACTTTTCTCGTAACGTCAATTGGAAAAGGAACGCCTCCAGGAGCAAGTGCCGAGAGGTATTACTTCACCTATAGCGTTACATCGAGCAGCTACCAGAAGATTCAGAGCGGAGATAACTCTGCTGCCGGTCGGTACGAGATGACGATTGCAACGGTTGTCACGTCGAACTCTCTCCCCGGTGTAGAAACTGGCGACCAGATCACTATTACGGATGCCAGTGTGACCTCATGGGATAACACTTGGACTGTTCTGTATACCCCGTACAATGGCAGCTATACCATCACAGAAACGGCGATGACGGATGGTGTGGCAACCTATAGTTGGGAAGTTTCTGGAAGCACGACGGTGGCTCCTACCGCAGGGCAACTCGTCACCATTCTCGGTACTACCAATGGAGACTTGATCTTTAATGTCACTGATGCTTCTATCAGCAACGTGACCGGTAGCACTTCTGGAACATTTACTATTGAAGGATTTGACGGTTCTTTGAGCTACAGTTCGGAAACTGAAGAAGGCTCAGCAACAACCTCTGGCACGCAATTCATCATTGACCCCGGCCCTCTCACCCTCGGCACGACAAGCAGCCCGATTTATGGAACAGCATCTAGCGGATACATCAAGGTGGTCGGCTCTACAGTCGTCGTAGTTTCTACAGGAACCCGCCGAGGGGTTGTATTCTTTATCACGAGAAATGGATTTTGGACTGCGCCGTCACCTTATATCGAATTTACCGTAAGCACGAATGCCAACTATATCCTGGCGTCGAATATCCCTATTGGGCCGCCCGAAGTCATCGCCCGTGGCATTGCATTCACAGAGGCTGGTTCTGATGGTGTCCCCGGAGCAAGTTATTACACGATTCCTACTCCTGTGCAGTTTGTGTACAACAGCGTAACCTATACATCGTCGCAGCTTATCATTAACGACAACACGACGACTTATGCGAAGTTTACATTCACCGATACCGTTCTCTTAGCTGCAACAGAGATCGATATTGACGGGAACAATCTGTTTAATCTTGCAGAGCTTGGAGACTCTGCTTGGAATATCCAGTACGCTGGCCGCATGGTATGGGGTAAGGTTCGTAACAAAATCCAGAACATGCTCAATATGAGCTTTGATGGCGGGTATCTTTCTGGATCGACTACACCTCTTGGGTGGAATACCTACGACTCCGGCGCTTCTCTCGCGATTTCCCCTATCTACGGAGATGCGCTGTATATCGATAATTCGACTAGCGCCACGATCAGCAGCTACGGGATGATTGCCCAGTCTGTCTATCAGGACCAAAGTCTGGTAGCTATTTTGCAGACGAATACCCTTTACTCTGTTCGAGTGACCTGCCGGCAGATGGATTCTTCCACCAGCGGCAATCTTGTAATCGATTTGTCCGAATACAACTCTGGTACTGGATGGAGTACAACCTACGGTACTTACACCCTGGCTCTATCTAGTATGGCCAGTTCTATGGCGACCTACGAGGGCACCCTGCTCACGAGCGAGTTCACTACCCAAATTCCGAGCGATCTGTACTTCAGAGTTTGGGCAGAAAACCTTCCTGCCGGAGCGGCAATTGAAATTGACAGGATAGAGTTGTTTCCCACAATTGATCCGGTGAACCTTACCGACCTGAGTGTAAGCTACAAAGACAACTTGGACTCTTATGACCAAATTACGGGCAAACTTACTACGTCGAACCTGAACCAACAGCCTACCAATGGCGGATTCGTCATGCGCGGACGGCTATATATCCTGAAGGAAAATTCCATGGGGTTCTTCTCCGAAACGCAGGGAGTTGAGCCTACTTCGTGGAATCCTTTTGAAGAGATTTCCAATGTGGCTGGTGCTTGCGGAATCAACGCCTACGACTATGGCGAAGATTGGGCGATCATGGCCAATCAATCTGGGCTGTATGTATCTAATGGAGGAACTCCAAGCCCGATTCAGCTTGAAATCCCAGATATTTGGTCCGCTATTAACTGGGATGCTGCAAAGACGATCTGCGTTCGTAATGATTTCCCGAACCGCCGGATTTACATCGCTTGTCCGATGAGCACGCCAAATACGTGGCTCCCCGATGAACCCACTGTGACTGATCCTTTGTACAATAATGTCGTCATCCTTCTTAACTGGGAAGGAATTTCTACCGTTGAAGGGTTGATGGAAGCGCAAGCTCTTCATGTGACGATGATGGGCAGTCTTGCTGCACTAGATATGCGCCGCAAGTATTCTCTGTGGACTATCGCCACTCCGTACATCGGTTTTATCAAGCGTTCGGAATTGAATAGCGAGATCGTTTTCTGCAACGGAATTTCCTCTTCGCAAATCTCGAAGCTGGATACTAGCACTTATGGTAATGACAACGGAACGGTATTCCTTTCCTTGTACACTACCTATGGTTTTGTGGATAAGAAGGGATCGCAAGAAACTCCGCTTCTCGGGATGTTTAACAAGAGATTCATCTACTGGGATTTCATGGCATATGGAAGTGGCACAGCGAAAATTCGTTTCTTGCAGAATGTCTTGAGCGCTCCATACCCATTTACCGTAGCTGGTGGAATGAATCTTTTAAGCAGCGCGCCGAATGACTATGAAGGCCCGCTAAATGTCTATGGAATTAGAATATTCGTAGAAGTATCGTCCAACGCTGTTGGGTCGTGGTTCAACTTGTCGCATCTCACTCTTACGGGCAGAGCCGATGCCTGGGCACCGCTGCGTGGTGCTGGAGTTACCTCTGGGGTATGATTATGGCTGTGCATCAAGGAAATACTTTTAGCACTGGCGGAAATATCGATGGTGGCAGAGAACTGGCAGAGATTGAGTCAAAGAATCCTGCTCTTGGGAGTGTGCTCCGCAAGATTATCAGTGGGGTAAATCAAACGGCGTTAAATGCTGGCGTGTCTCCCACTGGGCAGGTATCTGCTCCGAAAGCACCTGACTCGGTATCGGTTTCTACGGCAGGTGAAATGATGCAAGTGTCGATTAACCATTCTGGAGCAATTCAGCGAGGAATCCACTACATCTCCGAAGTATCTACGGACAGCGCTTTTACCAATCCTTTGGTGATCGATCATGGCGCAAGTAGAACATCGCATCCTTTTCCTCTCCCCACAAACGATTCTGATGGGACAGCAGTGAATTATTATGTCCGGTCTTATGCGCAGCATCCTGGCGGTCCGCCTTCTGCTACGACGACTGTAGGCGGGTCTAGCAGCCCCACAGCGCACACAATGGGCGGAAGTACCGATATGACGCTGCAAACGTCCCACGGGTCTGGGACCGCTAATAACAACGGTCAGCAAGGCGGATGGGGACTTGGGAAAACACCATCGAGGGCTTCATGAGAGTAAGAGACGCAGATGAGACCGATTATCCAGTGATTCAGGAGATTCACCGCCAGATGGGAATGGACTATTCCTTGCCTGATCTTCATTCTCCATTGTTTTTTATCAAGAAGGTTGTAGAGAACGATGAAGGAAAAGTTGTAGGAGCATGTTTCTTGCGGATTTCCGCAGAGACTTATCTTTGGTTGTCTCCCGATTCTAAGCCGAGAGAGAAAGTTGATTCTATGTTACAAATGCAACCAGCAATTCTCGGCGCAGCGTGGGATAATGGAATTGACCTTATTGAAGCCCGTATCCCAGAAGAGACCGAACGGCGCTTCCGCAAACGATTGAAGCAGTTAGGCTGGACCCAGAATCGCGAAGGCTGGCATCCTTGGAGTCGCTTAACTGGTGTAGGAGTTACCCATGCGTGACGCGGCTGCTGCTGCCGGGAATGCTGCGAGTTCCGCTGGTAGTGCAGCGGGCGCATACCAATCTACGGCTGGAAATATTGCTGCAAATCTTGTCCCTACTCTTACCCGGCAGATGACCAATCCTCAGGGTATGAGCCAGCGGGATGTTCAGTCTCAAATTACTCAGAAGATGGCCGGTGAAGGCGGTTCTACTGCTGGCCTCTATGGCGCGGCTGGTGCGAATAGTATGCAGACCAGAAACCCAATGGGATTTTCTGCCGCTCTTGATGCTGCTTCGCGCACAGCGGCAAAAGGCGTTGCTAGTACCGGAGAAAACGTCGCAGCGACCAATGCGCAGACTAAGCTTCAGCAACAGCAGCAAGCAGAGAGCAGCCTTGGAAGTCTGTATAGCGCAGCTTCAAGTGCCGGTGTTGGCGAGGGAAATGTCCAGTCTTCTGACATCAAGGACGAGATTGAAGCAAACCAAGGTGGATGGCTCCAAAATCTGACAGGGCTGGCTAATGCTGGAGCAAATGTTTACAAGGCATACAAGAGTTAACTATGGCGACGACACTTCCAAATCTCGCTCCTGACGACCGCAGCCAATACTTGCAGCCTTTGCCGATGCGTACTCTTGGCAATCTTCCCCAAATGTCTATGGGTGGACAGCCAGCGTCTCCTACTGCTGCAATGGCAGCAATGCAGCCCATGGCCGCTACTCCCCCAATGAGCCAAGCGCAGATAGGTGGTGTTGCACCAGCGGCTGCCGTTCCGTCAACGCTGCCCACATTGAAGCCAATGGTCAGTAACCCCTTGAATGATCTTGCGCAGAAACCGGCGATCAGTCCTTTGAGCGGAAACTTCTGGCATAAACTTGGTCAGGTTGCAAGCCGTATCGGACAGGCAGGAGCAGCCGCATTCATCCCCGGCGCGGCTATGGCTGAAGAGATGATTCCTGGTTCGATGCTCTACAACATGAACCAGCATCAACAGGCGCAACAGGAGATGGAACGCTCGAAACAGGACACTATTGCTCAGCAGAACGCCAATAGCGAGATGGCACTTCGACAGGCACAGACTGAGAATATTCCGCAAGAAAGAGAGCTTAAACAGCAGGAGTTTAACGAGCAGCTTTCTACACATGGTTTGAAAGTCGATCCGACAACGGGTAAAGTAGTCGCCCAAGACCCCGAGGAATACAGCCCCGAGTTCAAGGCGGATAAAGAACTTAAAGAGGCACAACTTTATGGGCTTAAAAATCCTTGGTCAAAGCTCCCAGATAAGGAGCCTCTGGAGAATGTCGATAACCTGAATTCAGCATTCCAGCAGAGATACGATGTTTATCACCCTGGTGCCCCTTTGCCTAAGGAATTCCAGCTAGGCGCTGGAGCTACCAAGGGTGATTATGACCGTATGGACAAGATGCTGAATGCGATTGAAACCGCAGAAGGAGCGAAAGAAAATAACGCAGCCAAGCGGGAGGATGCACAAGCTGCTCGGGCACAAGCGCACGCAATCGCTATGATGGGCCTCAGTATGCGTGAGAACAAGCAGGATGCTTCCCAGAAATCACAGGTCTACAAGACCTATCAGCCGGTAATGGATTCTGCTGAGCGCATGAATGTCATGACGCAGAACTATGAGGATGCTGTCGGCAAGCACGATCAGCAAGCCATGCTCTCCTTGCTCTATAACCACATGGGCATGACAATGGGTCTTCAGAAGGGCGCTCGTATGACTCGGGACTCCATCCACGAGGCTCAGCAGTCACAGCCGTTCTTGCAGGGAATGGGAGCAAAGTTCGACAGCAGAGGATACTTGACCGGGATTACGCTTTCTACCGGGCAGATGCGCGAGATGATTAACAACGCCCAAGGACGTTACCAGGAAGATGTTCGTAAGGCTCGCGGGGAAGCGGCGTATCTAGGCGCGAGAGATGATGGGCCGGAACGCACCCCGAATAATGCTACGATTCATTATTACCTCGGTCTAGCGGGCGGGAATGCGCAGAGGGCCAAGCAGTTGGCCGGTAATGACGGTTGGGCGGTGAAATAATGGCAGATGATGTTTGGGAGCAAGAAGCCGCGAAGATGAAAGGCAAGAACGCACCTAGTGCTGGTGCCCAGGTCTATACCGGGATATCTGCTGAACCCCCTGCCGCAAATCCTAAATACCAGGGAGTATCTACTCCGCCGAATGAAGGCGCTGTCACTGGCACCCAGAGTGATTTTGGCCCGCAGGACCCTGCATACAAACTTTGGGCACAACCGGATGAGCCACAAGAACGCTTCAGCACCCAACTCATGAAGGAAGCAGGTCCAGCAGTAGGTAACCTTATCGAAGGCGCGGGGAAGGGGCTTCTGCACACGATGGCCCCCATTGTAGCTATCCCCGGTAAGGTACAGGCCCTTGAGCAGAAGTATCTCCCTGCCCTTCCGACTCGCCTTCCCGGAGAACCGGCTCCGATGACTCCTGACGAAATCCAGAAAATGGCGACGCCCGAAGGCACCATGCAGAATATCGGATATGGGGGTGAGCAAACCGCTGAGTACATGCTTCCTGGTGGGCTTGAAGATAAGGCTGCACTGAAGGCGGCAGAGTTTTTGCCCAAGCTCGGCCGATTTGCTGAACCCCTTTCTAAGATTGCCATGTCTTCTCTTGGCGGGGCTGGAGTGAGCGATGTGCAGGGAGGTTCTCCTGTGACTGGCGCAGAACTCGGTGCCGGTGGCGCGGCTGCCGGACAAGCTCTACAGGGTATTGCCCCCGGTATCGCTGAGTCCGGTTTGCGCGTCCGTGGGAATCAGAGGCTTTTTGGCCGTACCCCTGGCGAGGCTATTTTGGAGGATACGACCGGCGTCCGTCCTGCCACGATTGCAAAAAGTGCTCAGGCAAAAATCAATCAGCTTGAGCCAGAAATTTCGGCTATGGATGCGGCAAGCGCTGCACGCGGTGACCGTGGTTCTTTGGCCCCGGCAAGAGACGCTGTAGAGAACAAGATGGCTGGAAACCGATTAAACCGTGCAACGGACACGGTGCAAGATATCAAGCCCATTGCAGACTTCCTCGACCGCGATAAGCTGACGGGTCTTCCTCTTTCTGAGAATCAATCTGCCCCTGGTCTTCGTGCGATGAAGCGCGGCCTAAACTCGGACTATATCGGGAAGTGGAGCCTCGAACAACCGGCAGCGCAGAAAGGCGCAGCTAGACTCGCTTATGGCAAGTTGAATCAAGAACTCCACAACATCGTCCCCGAGTCAAAAGAGCTAGACCAGAGAGTCTCTAGCCTCATCCCTGTGGCAAAGCAGGGAGAGCGGGTGGCATCTGAAGCGCCAACCATGCAGCGGGCGCTCGGACGTTTTGGCGCACATACTGGAGCTTTGGTGGGTGCTGGAGTTGGGAGTACGGAAGGATATCGGGAAGGCGGACTCCCTGGTGCAGTTGCAGGTGGTTTGACCGGAGTTTTCCTCCCCGAGCTTCTCGCTTCTCCAGAGGGCCAGATGGTAGCCGCGCGTATGCTGCACGGTTCTGGCGGACTACGCCCGATTGTGGGTGCAATATCAGCAACATCCCAGTATTTGCGAAACAGAGGGGACCAGTGATATTTACCGTAGCTATCATTTTGGTAGCGATACGCATCTTCTACTCTATCGGCGAGATATACTATGAACATGACTGGCCGAGAGATACATGGAAGGGCTTGGCGCTGGCGGTGATACTGGCCGCTGTTTCAGCATAGGAGAAGTAGACATGCCACTTTATCAGCAGTCAGTTTTCAAACCGGCACCGATCAAGATGCAGACAGGTGTTCTGCCTATCTACCTGTTTGGGAATCTTGACCCGCATCAGACGCCGTTCAAGTTCTCCATTACGAACGTCTCCCAGACGACTACGACTGTCACTGCTACGGTGGTGCTCAAGAGTGGCGGTGGTCCTCCGTACCTGACTCTTCCTGTTGTGGGACAGATCATCGGCGTGCAAGGCGTGACTGCTGGCAGTGGCAACATGAACACTTCCTATGCTGCGATTACCGCTGTGTCTCTCGACGTGAATGGCTCAGGAACGATCAGCTACACCGTCGCGACCAGCCAGACTGTTGCCTCGGTTGCCAGCCCTGGAGAATTGGTCGCTCTTCCTTACGAGACCTCAGACGCCATTACGACCACAAGCGCGTCATGGCCGGTGACACAGTCGTTTACCCCTGATGATTCGGACAACTCGCGGTGTCTATTCGTGGACTTCAAGTTTCCGACCATTCCGACCTCTTGCACGATCACACTCCAGGGGGCAAACGTCGATGATGACACGCGCTACCAGACGCTCCAAAACAGCTACGGAACGCTTGTCGGTAGCTCAACCATCATCGCAGAGAGTGCGAACGCTGCTGTAGTAGCTGCTGGCGCAGTAACGCAGTCTGGAGCAATGTACCAATTCATCATGTGCAAGTTTTTGCGATTCAAGGTAACGGCAATCAGTGGCACTATGTCAACAATCGGCACTGTCTTTGCGTAAAGAGACCGCTAAAGACCTCTTGCACTCTCGATAGGTGGAACCATGAAGAAAACCGTCTTAGCCATTTTGCTTTTCGTTATTGCTGTATGTAGTATTGCTACTGCCCAGACATACGGCCCTGGGATTCCGACGAGCACCTGCTCTTCCGCTAGCGTAAATTCTTCATGGATCGATTCGGGCACTGGCTCTAATTACACTTGTAAGTCATTTTTGGGCAACTTCGTCTGGATCACTAATAATCCTTTTATCGGAACAGTCAGTGGAGGAATCCTCGGAATATCCACTAATGGTGTTCTATCGTCTGTATCGCTGGAAGGAAGCATTATCCCAAATGCGGCAAACACCTATTCTCTTGGGTCTGTAACATACCCATGGGCAGGTGTATACGCCAATAACTTTTATGGAAGTCTTTCTGGTGGCGTGCTTGGCTCGACCTTCTATCAGAGCGCACCGAATACGACTGCGATTCTTGCGCCGAACACCACCACGACGCTTAATGTGTTGACGCAAACAGGCACAGGGACGGTTGGAGCAGCTCCGGCTTGGTTGGCAACGACAGGGTCGGGCAGCGTGGTAAGAGCGACTTCGCCTACGCTCGTGACACCAAATCTTGGTGCGGCTGTTGTGACAGGACTCACCGAAGGCACGCTTGGATACACTGCTGCAAATTCACTTGCTTCTTTCTCAGGGAATGTCAATAATTACCTTCAATTTATTATTCGAAACATAATGTCGGGAACGGCGGCGTCGGCGGATTTCATCGTCAATAACAATTCCTCGACTGATACCACGTATTATGGCGATTTTGGGATGAATTCTTCCGCCTTTACAGGAACCGGAAGTCTTAATCTGGCGAACGCAGTCTATCTCTACGCGCAGACCGGCGATCTTGTACTTGGCACTAACACGGCCAACGCCATTCATTTTGTGACGAATGCCGGGACGACTGATTCGGCAACAGTGTCTTCGGCGGGTGTATGGACATTCGCGAATAGCCCTGTAGTAACAGCCAATACCGCAACTCTGACACCGGGCACGGGCGTAACAAGCGTAACTTGCGCATCTGCTGCCTGCACCAATTTGCGTGGAACACTGACGATCGTAGGCGGAACAGCGACAACAGGTACGGTAGCTGCGCTTAGTTGGACGGCAACACCAACAGCATATGTTTGTACAGCAACAATGAATGGTGGAGCAACCTCCTACGGAATTGGGAACAGTGTTGCTACCACCACAGGAATGAATGTTACGACGGCAGTATCTGTTCTTGGTATTACTTTCACGGTAAACTATTCATGCCAACCGTAAGTAGCACCCAACGCTGGCGGTCAGTACCGCACAGACGTTGTCGTTGAGTGGGTGAAATAGGAGAGTTATGAAGAATATTGTATCGCTTTTGTTTTCTATGCTTTTGAAGCAAATCGTCAAAATTGTTGCAATAGCTCCTATCTTGTTTGCTTCTTTTGCATACTCTCAGTCGTATGGACTTTATCAGACGTGCCAGCTTCAGACTGTAATGGGACAGGCGATTTCTGGAGCGTCTGTTTACTTCCTTACTCAGCCAGCTAATACTATTACCTTTACTCCACTCGCTGCCGTATATTCAAGCACTACCGGAACTTCTGTTACTAACCCGGTGAAGACAAACAACTTTGGCATGTGCTCAGCGTATCTTTCTCCCGGCCTGTACACTGTTTGCTACGTAAGCTCGTATACAGGTAAAAACTGTTATAAGGACCAACAGGTCACTACAAATACCGGCACTTATCTGCCCTTATCTGGAGGAACACTCACTGGCGCTCTGAATGGAACATCTACCTCAATGAGCGGGAACATTACTTCTGGCGGAAAGTTTTTAGCAGCAGAAGGAACTGCGACAGCAGGAGGATACTCTTTTACCGCTGATGGAAGTCAAGACACGGGTATGTTTTCATCTGGCGATGGAATCTTGAATTTCTATGAAAATGGAGTATTAGCCCTCCAGTTCGATGCGTCTGCTGCCCCCATATTTACCGGCCTTACCGGATACGTATATTGCAATGGGTCTAGTGCTTGCACATCCAGCACGACGATTCCAGCGGCCTCGGTGAGTGGGCTTTCTGGATCATATCTTCCGCTCTCCGGTGGAACGCTGACAGGGCAACTCACGATGAATAACAATGAAATTTATTTTCTCACGGCAGGAGGAAATATAACTTGGGGAACTTTACCTGCCGGATCAAAGATTTACGATAGCGGTAATTTGCATCTGTACACTGACGACTTCACGTGGTTCGACAGCGAGTCAACAGGTACTAGCGCGACATGGAACTGGACAGAAGGCGCAACCGCTACGGCATCCGGCACGACCATCATGTCGCTGAATGGGAGTGGAGCACTTACAGTGTCTGGAACTCTCGCAACGGGACCGATCACAGAGAGCGGCTTAGCGTCGAACACATTCGTCAATACTACATCAACAAATTTGTCGGATGTTGCATCGTTTATGACCCCAAATCTTGCAACTGATGGGTTTATAAGTTACCTACGCCATGGTGTAAATGAAAGCAGTCTGAATGCTGCTAGTGAAACGTTCTACTACGGCGGAAATGGTAGTACCTCAAACTATGCCGGATTCGGTCTTGTCGGAAATGAGAATAAACTTATTGTCTTTGGCACAGGAGATATTACTACCGGATGCGCCGATGCGGGATATGGGTTCGAGGCGTGTGGCACTGCCCTAATCTCCGGTATGCTAACTGCAAGTGGTGGTATTACTGGTAATCTCACTGGCAATGCAACTTCAGCCACCACGGCGACCAATATCGTGATGCCCGACGTGGGTACCACATCGACTGCTCTTGTCTACGCAACGATAGGAGGAAATGATTATTTCAGAATTGAGGTAGGAGCTACAGCAGAGAATGCTGGATGGGCCGAAATTGCAACAGCAGACGATGGGACAGAACCTATCTATGTGCGCCAGTACAGCAGCAGTTTTTCGACGGGTACGATTGCTCGTACTCTAACGCTGCTTGACGCAAGTGGAAACACAACGATTCCCGGGTCCTTATCTGTCACTGGGGGCATCACTACTACTAGCATTGTGGCAAGTGCGGTAGCTACATTGTCGTCGGGAACAGTTAGTGGAACATTATCGGTTGACGGTGTTCTCAGCGCTCCTGGAGGATTTACTGCATCTGATGCGGTTATAAATGGATTAGTCACAGCGGCAGAAGGCACTTATGGATCTAGTGGATATTCCTTCGTTGGGGACGGTTTATATAACACAGGTATGTTCTCTAGTAGAGATGATTCCATACAGTTTTACGTTGGCGGTGTCATAGTAGAATCTATACCTTCTTTGGGCGCTGTTGTCAGCTTCCCTACGGGGATAAATCCATCAACGATTACGGCCCAAGTTCATCAGTTCTCTGCCACAGACACTAATACCTCGGCATACACTGCTAGCCAAGTTGTCGCATCTACCCACGTGCCATTTGCCACTACCATTTCAACAAGTTCAACAAATCTTGGCATCATTTGCCAAGGGAATGCCTATCTCAAAACAGCAGCTACGGCTAGCACAACTTTTATATTGGAAGCGGCGGGAGTTCAGTTCGGCACTATCGCTTTTGGCGCAGGTGGGTCTACGGGAACGATGAGTGTAACCTCTACCTCGTTTAGTTCTCAGAATCTATTTAGCGTTGTCGCCCCATCAACAGCAGATAGCACAGCGGCGGGATTGTCATTCAGCCTTTGCAGCACTTACTAGGAGCCACCATGAAGAAGATCATCACAATTCTGGCGCTGATTGCGTGCTCTATGTGGGCAAGTGCGACGACCTATAACACGAGCACCACTCTTGCGACAACATCATGCACCGCCGTAGTCGTTAATGGCGGCTGTGACGCTACAAAAGATTACGCGTGGGCATCCCAGTCAGTAACTGGGTCCATAACCATTTACGTAGTATCGTCGGGAAACACAAACGCATCCGGTAATCTAAACGCCGATGCGTATGTGAGATATAGCACAAATGGAGGGTCTACCTATACGCAGATATACGATTATTACGATGTTTCTTGGAGAAGCGACACCAAGTCAGCTTCGTCTTCTTCTGTATCTAACTTGTCAACAGTAGTTGTAGAGCTTGAAGTGTCAGTTACGACCACGACTACAGTTGGAACAAGAGATATCATCCCGAGTTCTATTTACATCGTAGCAACTGCGGGCGGGGGCAATCACCTTATTTGGTGGATTACTTCTAACGGACAGAGAAGGATGTTTGATCTTGGTTCTCCGTGGCATACGGGCGCGAAAGAATACTGCGAAAAGTTAGCAGGACAAGGAGAGCATCATGGCATACCAACTTAGTGGCTACACAACATCGAGCGGAATCGCACTGACGGCAGCTTATCTGCGTATCACGAACGTGATCGTGGAACATGCTACTAAACAAGCAGTAGTGAGTTACTCGATCTATGCAACTGCCGCTACTGCTACTGCGGGCAATGATGCAGTGGCATCAGGCACATGCTCGTTCTATGACTCGTCGGACGGGAACACGCTGCTGTACACCGACAATTTTGCAACTGCGCTCGGCACCGATCCATCTGGAACACAGCCGACCAAGGTAACTGATATGGCGCAGATGCAGGCATACCTTGCGCTGAAGAGTCACAGCAGCATGACCACACTTTTGACCGGTGCTGTTGTAGCATAATATTGAGTACGAGAGGGAACGCGGTGACGACTGAATTCTCAAAATACTGGCAGAGGATACCTAAATGGATACCTGTGGTTGCATCTATCCTCGCGATAGGCAGCACAGTATGGGCTATGTCAGCGTGGTGTACGCATGTGAGCGATACTCTCGATGCGCTAAACAAAACAGTCTCCGCTGTCAGCCAGCAGAATCAGGACTTTCGCAAAGCGTATTCTGGTCAACAGAGGCAGATTGACGCACTACAGGCTAATCAGAGTCTCCTGATGCGTTCCTTTCGTATCACCCCAATTCCTGTTCCCAACACCACTACCCAAGACAGCAACGGCCAAAGTTTTTTAGACCGTGATCCCCAATTCTCAAAAGCAACCAAACCAATCCCGCCTGTTATGGCGCTCGATAATTAGGAGAAACCATGTCTGATGAAGCACGCCCCGTATTCCCGTGGGACCCAGGTCCGATTGTTTGGTGTGACAAGTATCGTCTTGGCCGCAAGGCTGTAAAGCGAGACTCTCGCACCCTGAAGCTAGCATCTTACATTACCCCCACGCTCCCTGCCCCACCGACTTCGGTTGACTGGACCAAGGGCGTCAAAGACTGGCTGATGCTAGCTAATTCAGATTTGGGCGACTGCACCATTGCCGGTGCAATGCACGCTATCCAAGGTTGGACACTTAATTCAGGTGTCGAGGCTGTTTTTAACGACAACGACGCTACCACTTATTACGAGAGGTTTTGCGGCTACAGCCCGAGCGATCCTAATACGGACCAAGGCGGGATTCTCCTTGACGTTTTGACTGACTGGAAAACACAGGGCATCAACGGCCACAAGATCGATGCTTTTGCTTCGGCGGATGTCTCCAACCTCACGGAAATCAAGCAGGCGATTTCATTGTTTGGGCCGCTGTATGTCGGCATGAACTTCCCGAATGCTTCTCGGGGCCAGGTGGAATGGACTGTCACAGATGACACTAGCATCGAAGGCGGTCACTGTGTTGTGCTTATTGGCTACAATGAGACAGGGCCCGTTGCAATTAGTTGGGGTGCCCTTTACCAGATGACCTGGGAATTTTTCAGCAAATTCTTCGATGAGATTTATGCTGTTATCAGCCCTGACTGGCTTAATGCTTCTGGCGTTGATCCCACTGGGCTTGACCTTGCGCAGTTACAGGCTGACTTGAAGGCGATTAAGTGATGATCCAGAACTTTTGGCAACACCCTCAGACGACTATCGCGGGTATCCTGCTTGCTGTTATCACGGCTTGCGGGGTACTCACTCAGCAGGGGATCACCCTCGGACATGCCGGAACAGGAACGGTAGTTGCGCTCATCGGCGCTCTGGCTACTGCATTCCTGGGAATCCTCAGTCGTGACCCTTCCAACAAGATTTAAGGAGATACCGTGAATAAACTGATGTTTGGAACAGTATTTGGACTCGCGATGCTTATCCCCACGAACGTGTTTGCACAAGGTCCGCAGCCGACTGAGCCTTGCCCGGTACAGGTTGCCCAGGCCGATGTGACCATCGCGCAGTTGAAGCAGCAGTTGCTGCAGTTGCAGTTCCAACTTGCCCAAGCACAGTATCCTGGCGTCCAAGCTGAGGCACAGAAGGCGCAAGCCGCACTCGACGCTGCCAAGAAGGCCGCTGAACCCATCAAACCCGCGATCAAGAAGGAGAGCAAATAATGCCTATCCGTTTGAAGTATTTCACCAATCAGTTCCTTCTCGGCCTGTACATGTGCATCCTGACGCTGAGTGCATCGTTCATGACGACCGGCTGCACTACTGCGCAGATCGACAACGTTGAAACCATCATCGCCGCCGACCTGCCGACTGTGCTCACCGACGTGACCAGTATCCTATCGATCATCTCGGCGCTGAGCACTACGAGCACTGACGCGACCACCAGCACACTGGATACGGTCATCTCGACGATTCAGACTGACGGTACCGC